AAGCTTATGTCGAGGGCGGCAAATACGTTCAGCAATGGGATTGCACTAGCGGTCAATTATTGACGAAAGAAGAAGCCGACATATTTCTAGCAGAGCAAGAAGCAATCAGAATCCAATACCTAAGCGAAAGGGAATTTGTATAATGAATATATTTAAGATTTTATTCTGTAAGCATGAATTTGTATTTAACAGAAATATATATGGGGATGAGATTAACAGAATTTCACTAAGGGAAATTTATCGCTCAAAGTGGGTTTGTCTGGGTTGCGGAAAGGTGAAATATAAAGGGGAGTTGGTGAAATAATGCAACTAACGATATACATACCAAAGAAGCAAGAGCAGTTTATTGAGACTGCTAAGAAGGAAGCAGAGAAGCTAGAGAGAGGGCTAGGGGCTTACTTAGCGCAATTAGTAGAAGCCGAGGAGAAGCGCAAATGACCCAAATTTGTAACAAGTGCAGCGGTAGTAACTGGATCAAGACCGAGTGGCGGCAAATTATAAAATGCGCCAGTTGCAGCGCTATGACTAGGAAGGTGGAGAAATGAGCCTTAAGATAGATATCAATAAAGTAACTGAAGCCCTATCGACTGTTTATTGTGGCGATGGCCAGGTAAGGAGAGCCTTTACAGGGATAGTCGAAGCTTTAGAGGCTTTGGAGGATTGCGACGAAAAGGCGGCTGATTACAGGGATCTTTGCGAGAAGGTGTTAGAGGAGCTGGAATGCGCTGAAGCTGAAACAATATATTATAACAGTCCTAAATTTAGGGCAAGATTTGAGGAGATGAAGAATGGGTGAGGTAAAGAGATATCGGCTCACAGCGATGGAGTTTATTACCGGTAAAGGTTGGGTGAAGCTGCCCAATCAAGGGCAATACCATATAAATGAGCAGCCACATAAAAAAGGCGGTTGGTGTAAGTGGTCTGATGTTATAAAGCTCGAAAAGGAAAACAAGCGGCTGAGGGAGAACTGGGAAAATCTTGAAAAATGGGTGAAGGGCAAGAAGATAAACTTCACTGGAGATGATCGTTTTTGGAGAGGCTATGACGATTTTCATGGTGATGTAAGAGCTAAGATGGAAAAATTAGAAAAAGGAGGCGGTCAGGGATGAAAAACTGGACGTTAAATCAAGAAATTAGATCAAGAATATTAAACACTTTAGAGGATAATGTATTGCCAGCCGGAGGTTTTGATAAGACGGATCTAGCCAACGGTTTCATCTCCTTGATTATTATTCTTATAGAGAATTGTCCTAGATTCAAAGAAGATCTTGAATGCTCTGAAGAAGGTGTGCTTGATTTTTTAAAAGATTTCCTAGAGGGAGGTGAGTAGGATGAACCAAACTAACCCACACTTCACACAGTGGAAAAACCTGACCGAAGAGCAGAAGGCAGAGCATGACTTTGAGAATTATAGCTATGAGTTTCAAGGCTATACTGAATGGTTTCCTTTAATTAAGAAAGAGCCTTCGGAGGATATAGTTTACCGCCTAGTCATCGAGAAAGATAAGTATTACACGATGGATCATGAAGATCATGCTTGCCAGTATGTTATCAAAGGTAAGGACATCACATCGGATGATAATAAGATAATATCTTTACGCCCTGCCAAACCTTCAGAAACCAATCATAACTCACAAAGTTGGCCCGTGTTCATATATAATATGTATGAGGCAGGTAAAAAAGAAGAAGCTATGTTGAAAGTATATGAAAATATATCAAACACATTAGATAATCAACAGAGTATAAAAAGATCAATTGATACGCTTCCCATAGAATTATGTAGTAATGAACTCTTAGTCTCATTTGCTATGGGTTTAAATGTATATTTAGGGAAAGAAAGCAAAATTCGAACTCAGTTTTGTAATCGAGTAAAATCTTTCCTGATGAAAGAAAGTCGTATGAAAAAGACTTTAGAGTCTATTTTTGCGTGATACTAGAAAAAGACAGGCTTGACGCTAATGTTTGGGATGGTGACAAAGAGTCATCGAGAGGTGTCAATAAAGATAGTCATCGGGCCTACTTTACGCCACAGTGTTTATATGAATTAGTAATTGAATGTATGGAAGATGTAAAATGATTAACCTTATGAAAGGCGATTGCCTAGAGGAAATGAAACAAATTGAAAGTGGTTCTATTGACGCAATAATCACAGACCCACCATACGGCACAACCGCTTGTAAATGGGACTCAGTTATTCCATTTGATGCAATGTGGGAGCAGTTAAATAGAATAATAAAGCCAAATGGTGCTATTGTTTTGTTTGGTTCTGAGCCTTTTAGTTCCGCTTTAAGAATGAGCAATATTAAAAATTATAAGTATGATTGGGTGTGGGTAAAAGAGAATGGTACAGGGTTTTTAAACTCGAAGAAACAGCCACTAAGAAATAATGAACAAGTATCTATCTTTTATAAAAAACAACCTACTTACAACCCACAGATGCGTATAGGATTTAAGCCATACACGACTAAACGTAAAGGAAGTAGTTTTAGCGATAATTACGGAAAACAAGTGAACGTGACTACTAAAAGTAATGGAGATAGGTATCCTTTAAACACGATTAAGTTTAAAAGAGACAAGGATAAGAATCACCCAACACAAAAACCAGTTGCATTAATGGAGTACTTAATTAAAACCTACACTAATGAGGGTGAAACAGTGTTGGATTTCGCAATGGGAAGTGGTTCAACTGGTGTAGCTTGCAAGAATCTAAATCGTAACTTCATCGGCATTGAAATGGATAATAAATACTTTGACATAGCAAAAGAGCGCATAGACAATGCGTGATATATACGAAGTATTAACTAATCTAGTATCGGGATTTATTATAAATTACTTTCTGACTATATGTTTATTTGATGTTAGTTATGAGTTTGCAGCAGGAAGTTTAAAAAGTAAAGCCCCTCGGAATCGTCAAATGCTGAGGGGCCTAGATTAGTTAAACAGTGATATTTCGCTCACCGAATCCAAAACAATACCATAACTAACTTGAAATCAAATGCGTATAATTATTAAACTTTGGAGATATTTAAATGGCCGATAAGCATCCAGGGGGGCGTCCCCGATCTTTGAAAGATATTGATTTTAAACAAGTTGCATTGCTGGGAAGGTTCCGCGCTACTCATGAAACTATGGCAGAGCATTTTGACGTAAGTGTTAGAACCATAGAGCGTTACATGAAAGATGAAGAATCTGAGTTTTGTCGGGTTTATAAGAAAGCTTTTTCAGAATGCAAGATGAGTATTGCCGAAGCTCAAGTAAATGCAGCACTTGAAGGAAATGCAACTTTATTGATTTGGCTAGGTAAGCAGCATTTAAATCAAGTAGATAAACAAGAAGTAAAACAAGAAGTAGATTTAAAGACGATCACCATTAAAAAAGCAAAGTAATCTTGGAGGATTATATGATTGACAAAGAAGAATATGAGCGACTACAAAAGAAGCAGCGCAAAAGAATTACAGCAGCAGAACTTAAGCGCAAAAAACTTTCATGCGGAAACTGTATTCATTTTGTAGAAGAGAATTCGATGTGCGATAAGGATTGGCCGGGCGTGTCGGGTAAATTGTCTGCTCGTGGTGCAAGAACTAATCACAATACAAGAACTTATTGCGGTATGGAGGGGCGAGGTTTTTATTTGAAGGTGGAGAACGAGGCTGATATAATTTCGGAGACTCCGCGCAAGAAGCCTGGGCCAAAACCAAAAAATCTGCCAGGCGCCGGATCATAAACAAGAAAAATAAGCTCACTTAATCGGTGGGCTTTTATATTTAAAGGAAATAACATGTCAGAGAAGAAAGCACCAAAAATTAAAGCAGCAAAAAAAGCACCAGTAAAAAAAGAAATTCGTTTTGATACTGGATGTAAAAAGCTCGATGAAAAGGGAAAGTATAATCTTACTCTTGCTCAAAGGGCAATGCTAAAACCAAAGGGCGTTAGTATTAGTACAATCAAGGAAGAGATGACAGGCAAGGAATTAAACGAGGCTATGTTTAAAATTAAAGCAAATGCAGTTTCTCTTGGTATCGTAAAATAATAAATCTTGGAGGGTTTATATTTTGGCTGAGGTAGAAATTGAAGTAACAAGTAATTTTGAGTTTCTTGATAATTTAGAAGATGGCAAAGATACTGCTATCCTTGAGGGCTCCACAAGATCAACCAAGACTTATTCAATTGAGCAGTTTTTGATACTTCGATGGTGTATGGAGCAGCCGGGTTCGACTGTGAGATGTTTCCGACATGATT